TTCGCCGTGAAGGTCCGGTGCGTTTCTAGATAACGCAGAATTGCCTGTTTGCCTTTCATCGTCTTAGCACTCATAGTCAGCCTCCTGTTGCATCTGGCCGCTGTAGGTGAAATCTACCGGGTCCAGGCCGGAGTAGCGGCTGCTGAAGTGGTAGGTCTTTTCTGCCCCCGGCGCATGGCGGGACTTCACACAGATGATTTCGGTGATGCCTTTCAGTTCGGTGTTTTCGTTGTACTTCTCATCCCGGTAAACCATGAAGATCACATCTGCTTCCTGCTCAATGACGCCAGACTCTCGCAGGTCTGCGGCAACGGGACGCTTATTAGCGCGCTGTTCAAGGTTTCGGTTCAGCTGGGCCAGAGCGATGACCGGGCAACGCAATTCTTTCGCCAGGTTCTTCAGGCCAGTGGCGATCTCCCCTACACTGCGGTTCATGTTCTCCGGGTCTGACATCCGCATTTTCTGAAGATAATCGACGATGACCACGCCCAGGCCGCCCAGCTTCTTGCTCATTCTGCGCGCTTCAGCACGCACCTGGTGAACGCTCAGGGATGGCTTGTCATTGATGTAGATTGGAGAGTCGATGAACTCCTTCATGCAGTGACTAACCTTCCCCCATGCCTCGTCCATTTTCCCGCTAACTTTGCTCAGCAGATCTTCTTTGCTTACCCGCGCCCGGTGGAAAGCGACTCGCTCAGAGATTTGTTCCACTGGCATTTCGAGACTGAAGAACAGCACCGGCTTTTTGTTTTTCAGGCCTACGGTTTCTGTCACTGTGGTGCTAAACATGGTTTTCCCCATGCCAGGGCGTCCGCCAACGACGATAAAATCCGTATTGTTGAATCCTCCGAAAGCGCTATCGATGGTCGACATACCCAGCTCTGTTTTGTATTTCCAGATGTCGCCATTGATGATCGCCTGGATTGTTTCCAGCGACATGTCGATGCCAGTGGTGATGTGTTCAGTTCCGTAGTCAGCGCTGTGCTCAATTCCAGAGATGTCGGCCTGAATGTTGCCAATGATGTCTGCGATACCCTCGGTCGTTGGTTCAGAAAGCTTCTGGATCCCGACCTGTAACGCCAGGGTCATACGGCGACCAAGGTACATTTCACGTAGCTTTTCGCAGTAGGCTGCCAAGTTGGCGAAAGAGGGAGTGTTTTTGCTGCATTCAGCCAGGTAAGCGAAACCACCAGCGCTCTCAAGCACTCCGAGCTGCTCAAGATCGCTGGTCAGCGTAAGCAGGTCTATCTTCGAACCGGATTCGTTGAGTCGCTTATATGACCGCAGAGCCACTTTATGGGGCGTTGCTGTGAAGTGGTCCTCAGTCAGACCCTCAATCGCATCGGTAGCCATGTCGGCGCCATCTGCGCGACCTGCTGCAAGCATTATTCCGCCAATGACGGCCTGCTCAACGTATAAATCAATAAAACGGCTCATGCTTTGACTCCCTTGCGCTCACGGTGCTCGTTGATGGCCTGCTCGTAGACAGATCCCCAGTTCTTCGGATTCAGTATCCAGTCGAGAGTCAGCCATGGCTGATCGCCTCTGGTGCCGAACAGGGAAGACTTGCTAATCAGCTCGAAGGCCATTCCCATGTGCTTCAGTTCTCGCCAGTTGCCCTGGGTGGTTTTGCCGTTCCACACAGCTTCCAGGTCTCGATAGGCCGGACGGCGGCGGCTCCACTCATGCAGCGAAACGGCCTTCGAAGGGAATTTTTCATTCCATAGCTTGATGATCTCTTCGTGCGGACAGGCTGCCGGATTGCTTCCCTGGCCATCAGCCCATATCAGGGCGTCTGACAGGTATCCATCAAAGCGGGTCATACGGCACAGGTTCTCTGGCTTGAAGCTGTGACCCCAGTTCACATGGGCCCAGCGGATAACCAGCTTCAGCTCTTCAGCGGTGTAGCACTGGTCTTTGCTCTTCACTGTGGAGAGAGCTTTCTCAAAAGGTGCCAGCGCAGCACAACGACTACCCGTTAGCTCGTTGAAGTAATCCATCACTTCCTGAGCGAGTGAGTTTTCCCCCTTGGGGGATTTAGGGGGATCTTGTCTTTCTGTATTTTGATTATTGTCTTTTGTGGTTAGCACCTTCTGCTTAGTTCTGTTAGCAACTTCCGCTAAGGTTTTCTTAGCAGGTTTAGCTAATGTTTTGCAGAATCCGTTAACCTTTGTTTTCCACTCGGAGACATTGGTATTCATGCCCACTTTGCGGCCTTCCTGAATGAATACCTTCTTGCTGATCAGCAGGTTTTTTGCAGTAGAGCAATGCGTGTGGTGCTTACCAACCATCTGCTCCAGTTGCTCGTTACTGACCCAATCCATTTTTTTATTGAAGCCGTATGTTTTGCGCCAGACGGCCAGCACAATGCACATCTCAGTTTCGCTCAAACCTGAAGCCATAACGGCATCAAGAAGCTCATTCGCGACGCGAGTGAACCCATCTTCCAGTTGCGCCACACGATGCTCCACGACCTCCAGCGGCGGCCTGTAGTCTGCTAAATGCTTAACGACGCCCATGCTTCACCCCTGCCTGAATCAGTGCCAGTCTTGCCATGCCAACGAAGCGCTCAGCGAACGCCCGGTTTTTTGAGGCAGCGACAACCAGGCCATCTGGTGAATCTGGATGGCGACGTTCCTCTTTTTCCTGGTACTTTTTGCGAGTTTTTGACATACTTACTCCCGTTACTTGGCGTAACACAGTGTGATAAGGGCCTTTGAAGTTACCGCTTCAAGGGCTTTTTCTTTTCTGGTGCCTCTCACATAACCCCCAGCATCGACGTCACCATCGTCATCAACGGCCCTACCTGCTCCGGCATGAGGCGGAACAGCGACGCTATACCCTCGCTTACCTCTTTCAGCTTCTGATGCTCTGGAGCGTCCAGCAGGACGGCCTGTTTAGCCTCTGCGAGTTCTTTCTCGGCCTCAGCCAGGCGAGACATTTTGCAATCGGCACCGATCAGGCGAGTGCGATACTCAACCGGCAGGACCGCCATGATTGCGGGTGTCAGCTGGCGCACGTTCTCGCGGTACTGTTCGGAGTCGAAACGGTTATCCAGAAAGCGGAACAGCTTCTGGCGGGCCCGGCTGATATCTTCCGGGAAGCTGATGGCGGTCCCGCCCTGTTCCCGGTATTCGTTGATAATCAGCGCCGAAACGACGTCCTGATTGTCCAGCGCCGACGACCAGGCACGGACGGCATCGCGGATCTTTTCGTGGTCTGGCGTCGGCTTAGCTTGAGCGCGGTTTATCATCGCTCCCGGGTGTATTCCGGTATTGTGTTGATACGCAAGTGAATGCATTGCTTTCCCTTTCGTGGTTAGGGCCGCCTTTAAGCGGCTGTGTTATTCGCCCCAAGCAGCTGGGCGAGATCTGGACGGATATCTGCTGGTTTGAGCTTGCCGTTAGTTGCATTGACAATCTTCATTACGTAGCGGGCATCGATGCCGCCACCGTGCAACCAGCGCCATACCGTCGGCTGCGCCACACCGCAAAGGTCGGCTAATTTCTTCTGGCTACCAGCGATATCAATGGCGCGCTGGATGGTTTTGTTCGTCATATTCCAATTCCTATGAGTATTGGTGTGAATTGATAATAGCAATGCGTATTGGTTTAGGCAATAGCTAAACGTGTTTTGACCATCAATACGCAAGCGTATAAATTTAAACTCATGAAAAAAGAAACTCTTGCAGAACGCCTGAATCAGGCGATGGAACTATCAGGCATGTCTCAGGGCGCCCTTGCTAAGGCGTCTGGCGTTGCTCAGCCCACTATCTGGCGGCTGACCAGTGGTAATGCCCGCGGCTCAACTAAAATCGTTGAGATTGCCAACGATCTTGGGGCTCGCTCCG